CTGGAAATCCTGATAACGCGCCCACAGGTCAAGCGTTTTGTAGCGGATATAAAAATCGAAGTTAATCTGGTCGCATTCGTACTTGTTTGACGCCAGCTTCGAGAAGTCCTTCGGCTGACGCTCGGTGCCACCGGCGGTGTCGGTGGTGCTGGCGATGGAGCCGGTGACACCAATACCAATTTTTTCCCCTTTCATTTCGCTGACCGGCACAATGTTGATGCGGGTCAGAAAGTCAGAGGACTCCTGCATGGTGTTCATCAGGGTCTGGGTGACCGACGGTTCAACGGTGAATTTTTTCGACACATCACCGGCGTCGATGCCGTTCAGTTCGGCAACACGGGACAGGTAAGCATTAAATTTAAAGCGGGTTTCCTGGCGCATAGTTTTTCCTGAAATTAAGGGTTAATCGTGAAGGTTTTCCCGGACTGACTGACGCCGGTCAGCAGTTCGTCATCAGGGCGTCACCGCCACCGCCGGTGGCCTTGCTGCGGCGCTGCTGGGTCAGACTTTCGGTGTGGTCGAGGCTGTTTTTCAGGCGGGTGAATGCCTGGCTGGTTTCATCCGCCCTGTCAGTCACATCCTGCTTAAGTGCGGAAAAGGCGGTTTCCATCTCAGCGAGGCGCTGCTCAGTGGCGCTCAGTTTTTCCTGCACATGTTCAGCAACAGCGGTCACCGCTTCATGCACGTCATTCAGACGGGCGTCATCGCTGGCCTGTTTGCGGCCAAAAATGGATTTCACCTTTTCGGTCAGGGCGGTGAACACGGTTTCAGGCAGGTCTTCAAATTCCAGCTCAACAGGCGTTGCCACTGAAATCAGGTTTTCAGGGCTTAATTTGAAGCGGTTCAGGGGGTTGTGTTTTGCCGTGCGGCAGAATTCCAGGTATTCCGTGCCGAGGCTTGCCGGGTCATCGGTGACGGCCAGCCCCACCAGATAACATTTGCCGGTATTGGCAAAGTTCGGCTGAATTTCCATTGAGGTATAGACCTTCTGCGCGGCCTTGTTCATCGCGATAAGGTCATCGGTCGGGGTGATTTTCGCAAACAGCGCCCATTTGCCTTTCAGCGCCGAATCATCGTCAATCTTTTCGGCCTTCAGTTCGGCCACATCGCCATAACGCTTAAAAATACCGTCAGGCAGGATGCCGCGCAGATGTTCCAGGTTAATGCGGCAACCATAGACACGCGGGTCAAAGGTTTCGGCCATTTCCTGAATATCCTGCGCACTGATGACACGCCCGTCACAGGTGTCACCCTCAACGCCGATACGAAAGAATTTTGAGACTTTTTTTGCCATTGTCAGGAGTCCTGAATAGTGATTAGAGGAGTCACATGTCGGCATCAGTTTCCCGACGATGCGCATCCTCCGCCATCAGTCCCGGATGGCTTATCACTGACACAACAGCACCTTAGCGAATCGCGGGGCGCGACTCAGTAGCCTTGCCGTGTATTCATCACGGCGAGGTATTCATGACCATCACCACAGACACCACTCTTTTACACGATCCGCGTCGTCAGGCGGCGCTGCTGTACTGGCAGGGATTTTCCATGCCGCAGATTGCCGCCATGTTGCAGATGAAACGCCCGACGGTGCAGAGCTGGAAACAGCGCGACGGCTGGGACAGCGTTGCCCCCATCAGCCGTGTCGAAATGAGTCTGGAAGCGCGGCTGACCCAGCTCATCATCAAACCGCAGAAAACCGGCGGTGACTTCAAGGAAATTGACCTGCTGGGACGCCAGATTGAACGACTGGCGCGGGTCAACCGCTACAGTCAGACCGGCAACGAGGCAGACCTTAATCCGAACGTCGCTAACCGCAACAAAGGCGGGCGGCGCAAACCGAAAAAGAATTTTTTCAGTGACGAGGCCATCGAAAAGCTGGAGCAGATTTTCTTTGAGCAGTCTTTCGACTATCAGTTGCACTGGTATCGTGCCGGGCTTGAGCACCGCATCCGCGATATCCTGAAATCCCGCCAGATTGGCGCGACGTTTTATTTTTCCCGCGAGGCGCTGCTGCGCGCCCTGAAAACCGGTCATAACCAGATTTTTCTGTCGGCCAGTAAAACGCAGGCGTATGTGTTCCGCGAATACATCATCGCCTTTGCCCGGCTGGTTGACGTTGACCTGACCGGTGACCCGATTGTCCTGGGCAATAACGGCGCAAAACTGATTTTTCTCGGCACCAACTCCAACACCGCACAGAGCCATAACGGCGACCTGTACGTCGACGAGATTTTCTGGATCCCGAATTTTCAGGTACTGCGTAAGGTGGCATCAGGTATGGCCTCACAGAGTCACCTGCGCTCGACCTATTTCTCCACCCCGTCCACGCTGGCGCACGACGCCTACCCGTTCTGGTCGGGTGAACTGTTCAACCGGGGACGCGCCAGCGCCGCCGAACGCGTGGAAATCGACGTCAGTCATAACGCCCTTGCCGGTGGGCTTCTCTGTGCGGACGGCCAGTGGCGGCAGATTGTCACCATTGAGGACGCCCTGAAAGGTGGCTGCACGCTGTTCGACATTGAGCAGCTTAAACGCGAAAACAGCGCCGACGATTTTAAAAACCTGTTCATGTGTGAATTTGTTGACGACAAGGCGTCGGTGTTCCCGTTCGAGGAGCTGCAACGCTGCATGGTCGACACGCTGGAAGAATGGGAAGACTATGCGCCGTTTGCCGCGAATCCGTTCGGCTCCCGCCCGGTATGGATTGGTTACGACCCGTCACACCGTGGCGACAGCGCCGGATGCGTGGTACTGGCACCGCCGGTGGTGGCCGGTGGCAAATTCAGAATACTTGAGCGTCACCAGTGGAAAGGCATGGACTTTGCCACTCAGGCGGAATCCATCCGCAAACTCACCGAAAAATACAACGTCGAATACATCGGTATTGATGCCACCGGCCTCGGTGTCGGCGTGTTCCAGCTCGTGCGCTCGTTCTATCCCGCCGCGCGCGACATCCGCTACACGCCGGAAATGAAAACCGCAATGGTGCTCAAGGCCAAAGACGTTATCCGCCGTGGCTGTCTGGAATATGACGTCAGCGCCACCGACATCACCAGCTCGTTTATGGCTATCCGCAAAACCATGACCAGCAGCGGACGCAGCGCCACCTATGAGGCCAGCCGCAGCGAGGAAGCCAGCCACGCCGACCTCGCCTGGGCAACCATGCACGCCCTGTTAAATGAGCCACTCACCGCCGGTATCAGCACCCCGCTGACATCCACCATTCTGGAGTTTTACTGATGAGCAAGAAAAAAGGGAAAACACCGCAACCTGCGGCAAAAACAATGACCGCCAGCGCCCCGAAAATGGAGGCATTCACCTTTGGTGAGCCGGTGCCGGTACTCGACCGCCGTGACATTCTGGATTACGTCGAGTGCATCAGTAACGGCAGATGGTATGAGCCACCGGTCAGCTTTACCGGTCTGGCAAAAAGCCTGCGTGCTGCCGTGCATCACAGCTCCCCGATTTACGTCAAACGCAATATTCTGGCCTCGACATTTATCCCGCATCCGTGGCTTTCCCAGCAGGATTTCAGCCGCTTTGCGCTGGATTTTCTGGTGTTCGGTAATGCGTTTCTGGAAAAGCGTTACAGCACCACCGGTAAGGTCATCAGACTGGAAACCTCACCGGCAAAATATACCCGCCGTGGCGTGGAGGAGGATGTTTACTGGTGGGTGCCGTCCTTCAACGAGCCGACACCTTTCACGCCCGGCTCCGTGTTTCATCTGCTGGAGCCGGATATTAATCAGGAGCTGTACGGCATGCCGGAATATCTCAGCGCCCTTAACTCTGCCTGGCTGAATGAGTCGGCCACGCTGTTCCGCCGCAAGTATTACGAAAACGGCGCACATGCCGGATACATCATGTACGTTACCGATGCCGTGCAGGATCGCAACGATATCGAAATGCTTCGCGAAAACATGGTGAAGTCGAAAGGCCGCAACAACTTTAAAAACCTGTTTCTCTATGCCCCGCAGGGGAAAGCCGACGGCATTAAAATTATCCCGCTCAGTGAAGTGGCGACGAAGGACGATTTTTTTAATATCAAAAAAGCCAGCGCCGCTGACCTGCTGGACGCACACCGCATCCCCTTTCAGTTGATGGGTGGCAAGCCGGAGAACGTCGGGTCACTGGGCGATATTGAGAAAGTGGCAAAGGTCTTTGTCCGCAATGAGCTAATCCCGTTACAGGACAGGATTCGGGAAATAAACGGCTGGCTCGGTCAGGAGGTCATCCGCTTTAAAAACTACTCACTGGACACTGACAACGGCTGAACATCGCCGCCTGCGGGCGGCTTTTTTACACCCCGCCATCACGACGCGCTCAGACGCTGAAAAAATAAAATCAGCACCACCGCCAGCGCGCAGTGCTTTCCCCGCCTCGCCCGCCCGCTTCATGAAGCGGTTTGAATGCAGTTGTATACCGACGCAGACTTCCTGCCAGTTCTAGCTACTCATAACAAAAAAAAACATTACAGATGAATGCAAAATCATGCAACTAATGAAGGCGTACAGGCTAGGTGAGAAAATAAATGCTATTTCATCAGTCCTATAAAAGCTGCTGTCATGCTACCCAATGCACCAATAGCAGCAAATAACGTTGCCCAAAACATGCTTTTTTGGCTACGAATATTCTCATTATATCGTTGTTCTTCATTATTGAAGTGATTTAACGTATTAATTGCTTTTCCAGTGGGCTTATAACCATCTCGAGTCTTTGAAATGTCCCCACTCTCTACAAGGGAATCCAGACATAAGCGAAGTTCTTTTATGAGTCGAGAATAATCATCATGGTAGATCCATAAACGTCCTGCCACATCATTCATAATTAGAGTCTCACTGAATGGTTTTTCCCCTTGCTGCTCTCGATAAATTCTGACAATTGCAGCCAATACCGTCATTACATCGGTTATCTCCTGCTTGCGTTGTCGATACAAATACTTCTCACGACTTAGCTTTTTATTTTGACGATTCGCTATTCTTCTAAATCTAAGCACATTAAAAAAAGATAAGTCGTCCAATGAGTCAAACTTCAATTCATGCGCATGATAATAATAAATTCCAGAAAAGGAATTTGATGTAAGTCGTTCTGGTTTAAGAATTGTATCAATATTGAAAGTTTTATTCTGATGATTCCACTTCTTAACCTTTATAATTCCGTTTGAATAACTATCAAAAAGATAGTCATTACCCTCGTCATCCTTAATGTAAACGGAATACATATCGTAATGAATGGCACTCTCATACATTAAACTAATTTTGCCATTTTCAGGAGTCTTCTTTGACTCAAAAACTTTTAGAAACTTTACAACATCAACTTTATTTTTATACCTCATACATTCAGCCTTGACTGTAAACCACCATATTAAATTATTGCACTAACGACTCGTACCACTTATTGTTCAACCCAGTCAGAATTGAAAGCAAACTTCTGCACTAACTGGGTTACCATCATAATATATCGATACTAATAAAATCCGATATCATTATATTTTAGTGTATTAAACCGATGTATTTGCTTTCAACGTCAATACTTTCGATCTGTAACGTTTTTCAATAACCCCCATTGAATATAAACGACCAAATAATTTCTTTGCTGTTCTTGTATCTTTAGCTTGTTCTACATCTTTTATTATTTTCCAAAGCTCTATTTCTCTAGCCATAAGATAATGCTGTTCGTTCCTAACCTTTAAGCTATCCCCAAATACTATAACTCCTGTCACCAGTTTAGGCTTATCCCCAGCATATAATTTCGTTTTAGTTGGATGCATCACGTGTCCATGCTTATTAATAATCTTACGAATCACGCTGCAAAACAATCGATTTACATTATCTCCAGAAAAAGTAAGATCATCGACATAAACTGTCATTTTCACACGAAACTTCTCACAAAGTTGATTCATTTCATCAAACATTCTGGAATTTGCAAAATATGCTAATGGCATACTAATCCGACTACCCGTTGGCAATCGTTCATGACAGGTACATATATGAGATAAAATATCAGCCACATCTGGCGACATTTTCATTATTGAGAAAAAGAAAGAAAATATCATTTCTCTTGTTGTTGACGGAAAAAAAGATTTAATATCTGTAGTCATCAACTTCTGATGATTGAGATGTGCTTTAGCATTTGTTATGTTAGAGCAACTTTTTTTACCAGAGTGCAAATACTCTGGCATAGCTATACGCAATAATAAACTCGCAATACGTGTATGCACTACATCTAATTTTTCTAAAGGCTTTTGTATTTTCCGTATTTTATTTTTTTTAGAAAGCTGTTCAAAAATAGAGTAATTACCCTCATCCCTCTTCAAAGCTGATAGATCATTGATACTAACGCAGAGCAAGCTAGCCAACTTTTTTTTACTTTTAAGTTTATAAAGTGGCGAATCCGTAATAGGATAAGATTTATTTTTAGTTGAAACCTTCAGTTTAATCCTTTTTTTCATTTCTTTTACTTACCCACTCTAGTATATCCAGAACTTTCCCTGCCAGTTTTAAACGTAAACTTTTGGATAACCGTCCTTGTGTCCCTAATGATTCTGAAAAAAAGACTAAAGAGGATACTGGCATGTCGAAATGGGAAGCATAACGCTGTAAAATATCAATCGACGGCACCCATAGTCCGCTTTCAATCTCTACTATTCTGCTTTTTGGAATACCTAAAGATGATGATAAGTCAACTATTGATTCTTTATGGTATTGCCTTATTAAACGAAGGGCTTTATGCAACATAGGCAACTCCATCTTGTTGAAACTAGGGAGGACGCATTACTCATCTCCCCCTTCAAAGAAGTCAACTGCGCGAGTGATCCAATAAAGTAGTCTAATAAGCCACTTAATTACACCCCAAGCGTTAGGAGTCTTCTTTTTCCGGTTTAACTTGTTTTGCGCCTGCTGTTCGTTGGTTACTTTATCATTTTTCATGACCTGCTCCTTATGTCCACGGTGTGCAAACGATATGTCTGCTCCAACACCATGGCTCGCCCTCATAAGGATGAGATTGAACAGCACCAGCTCCCTGCTCCACGAACCCTTTGTCGCCCAAAGGGTTCGAATACCCATACGCTATACCGCTTGAATCAGAGACTCCTGTCGCTGACAGAGGCGTTGCGCGGGGTAAATGTTAGAAAGCATTAGCTTTCCACGGGCAATAAATACCCAATTGATGGCGATTTATCTCACTAACTAACCAATGATTGAATCATACCAAGTAAACCGTTGTATTTGATCTCTCCTTATATAATTTTTTGTTATTAATCAATATAAATAAATAACAAAAAGAAATATAGCTAATTTTCATCCGTCTCATCACAATAAATATCAACAAATCAAGAATATCGTTTGATTATCTAGTCTTTCCAATTCATTAAAATAAAAACAATGCTTCATCTTCAATTCCCGGCCAAACATCAGCAACCGGATACATGAATTTTTTCCCGTCATAATTTACGGTCGCGCCACGCGCCAGCGCCTCAAGCTCCCATCGCTGAGGGCTGATACCGTTCTGAGCAAGGTCAACGCGGATACGGGTAATTTGCATTCGTTCCGACCTGGTCAGCCTGGCTGATGGCGCTATTTCATGCGGTTTTAACGGGCTTCCGTCTCTTTGCTGACGGTTTGGTGTTCTCAGTCCGTGTTTTAATGCACCCCTGAGCGCCCTCACGACCTCCGGGTCACTCCATTCGATGACACCGTCATCAACCAGATTAAGCACTGCTGCGGCGTGTTCAGAAGGCGTGGGAGCCGGTGACGAAGTATCACCACCGGTGAGCTTTCCACAGTTATTGACAGGACTCCGAGGCGCGGCGATGCCGCTTTTTAAAGTCAAAGGCTCAACGACCGGAACTTTCGGCACAATGCGCCAGTCCGTCGTTCTGGTGATATGAATATGACGCGCGCCGAGATGCGGCGCGTAAATGCCGACCACTCTCTCGACTTCTTCCTCGTATTCGTTAACGTCATCCGACGGGCTACGGGCGACCCTGACAGTCTGACAATCGCGCGGGACATTTGCCCCACCCTGCGCGCTGATATACAGCGCAAAATCGCCACTGTCTGCGGCGGCGCGTGCAGCCTCCACGCGTTCGTCAAATTCATCAGCAATGCTGACGCCGCGAGGCAATTTACGTAGCTCACGGTAAGCTCCCATTGTCGGCAGGCCAACCGTTTTAAATTGCGGGATGCGCCACGTTGATGCCCATGCGGTAACAGCCGCCGCAGTATCTTTCAGCGGTCTGCCGGTATCGTTATCGAGCTGACCATCCAGTGCATAGCCGTCGATATTTTTTGAAATGTATTTCGCGATATATCCCGCAGCACCGCCCCGGTTAAGGTGTTTTGCCTGAAAACGGTTTCGCGCGGCTCCTCTTTCGTCGCCATCCTCTTTGAGCGCATAGCGACGCATGATTTCGATAATCTGGTTACGCTGGCGTGGATTACAAAAAAGCATCATATGCCAGTGCGGCGTTCCGTCGTGGTGTGGCTCGACGACTCGCAAACCGTAGACCTGTAAATCATTATCCTTGAATGCCGTGCGCATCAGGCTCCAGATACGGCAGAGATAACGCTGCGCATCCTTTGGATTAAATGCCTCATCATTCCAGCCGTGATTAAGCTGGACGGTTTTATTTTCGCCTTTTCCAACCTGACGTGTCGGGTGATACTTTGACGGCGCGGTAAGCGTGATAAACATCCCCACATCACCCTCTGAGGCGGCGTAACGCTCAATACCGGCAATGGTGTTCATCAGCTCCATCCGGCGAATTTCAGGATTAGAAATACTGCCCATCACCTTACTGATAAGGTCGATGCGCTCGCCGGTTTCCCTGTTTTCAAGGTCACACGATTTAAGAAACTCCAGATTTGCCTGGCGGCGCGCACGCACATCACGAATGGCATGTTTACTGGCATAAGGAGAACGGTCTTTATTGACCTCCCCGACAGCAATCAGTAACGCCTCATGCCAGCGCATACGCTGGCCTTTAAGCTGATGAGTCCACCACTCATCGTTAAACAGACGGGCAATGGCAGAATATGCCTGCCTCGTGGTTATCTGTCCTTTACGGTATTTTTTCCAGTAGAGCGGGGAAATATTGAAAGCACGTGCAGCGCCAGCAACATGACCATAGAGGTGAGCCTGCGCCTCATCCGTAAACAGCGATTCTTTTTCGCCATGCGCATCCACCCAGGCATCGCTGAGTTCCTCATACATCATGAAAAGCTGCGATGAGATACGGGCGGCAAACTTTTTCAGCTCCTTGTCATTCATTCCCGGCAGGCGCGCATACTGGTCGCGCTCTGCCAGAAACAGCAACGACGCGTCGGTGTTCATTTCATGGCGCTGATTCACGCGCTCAATGCGCGGCCATAAACGACGCTGAAAAGTGGATGTGAGGAAATAAAACCCGTGCACCGGGCTTTTATTGCGCCGGATGTAGTCATAGCGTGAAGTAAACAGCGAACGCAAAAAGTAAGGCAGGCGGTTAATCGTGGATAAAACACCTTGCACCTGACGCATCTCGTCATGTGTAAGGGGTCTTTCGCGCCCGACGGCCTCGCGTGGCGCGTTCCATGCATAAGCACCGGTAAACGTCTTACCGGTGCCTGCGGCAAATGCTGACGGAGGGACAAAATGCCCGGAGGCTTTAACGGCCATGTGAGCCAAAAGCCTCTGAACAACGCTTGCTGAGTTGCTCAACCTGAGCGTTTAAATCAGCAAAAGATTTTGCGTTTCCGGTCAGAATATCGTGATGCATCATGCCGGAAACGAGCTGGCTTAATTTCGGGTAATAACCAACCACAGCCAGCCATTCCTGGCCGGCGTTTTTACCGCTTTCCGCTCTCTTTTTCTCGTGGAGAATAAACTGAAAGCTGTCACTGGTAACGACATAACGTTCGCCAATTTCGATACGAATACTCATGCCATTCTCCGGTAATGCTTGTTTTTTGCTTCAAAGACTGACTGGCAGGAAACACAACGCGTGGCTGACGGATAAGCCGCACGACGGGCAACAGGTATTGGCGCATCACTCTCTTCGCAAACCAGCGCAGAAGCACCGCAATGTTTTACCCTTGCCGCGTTAATCTGGCGCTCCAGTAATTCAGCCTGTTGTTCCTGAATAAAATCTACGTTGTCCGGCATTACCAGTTCCTTTTGTCGTTAAGGTTTTTAAATTCATCAGCGCAATAGTTGGCGATTTCTGTCGTTAATTTCGTCAGTTCATCCACGGAGGAGATTTGCTTGTGAAACACAGCGCGTTTAACAAGTAAATTGACCACATCAGACAGGAGGTTTAATTCACTCTGATAAATCGCGATAACAGATTCAGTTATTTCGCGTTTTTCTTTATCAAGACCAAGTTGAATAAGAGACAAATCGCCATTTTTCATAACGGCGATTTTTAAGGCATTGTTCAGTAAAACAACTGAACGAGAACAGGACATCAAAGCACCTCCCCGCGAGACAATCCGATGTTGTGAAATTTTTCCGACTCCTGACTGAGCAGCTCGACTATCTCCACGCGGGATAACTCCGCCTTTGTGATGTGGCGAATCATGGCGTCAAGATGAGAAGAAAAGCGCGTCGCTGCATCGGCCTGTGCTTCGGTTCTGGCCTGTTGCAGCAGTAATGCGTATTTACCGCACTGATTTTCAGAAACTGTATGCATAACTTTCTCCAGGCAAAAAGAAGCCCCGCACGATTAAGTGCGTTAAAAACTCTGGTTAATTACTTAATGCAGATATTGCTCTGGTTTTACCGACGTCAGAATTGTCGGTGCATACTCAAACAGGCTGAATAATTCACGTAATGCACGGAATAAAGCATCACGCCAGTAACATGACTCTTCATTAATTCGCCAGTATGGCTGGTTAAATTCTTTTTCAGTCAATCCGGCATGCATAAATAATGTACGGCGCTGACTGACAGTTAAAAAGCTAATATATGCATACTCACTTGCACCGACCTGACGGCGTTTTGAGAATGCCCCACGCAGTTCATCAATTGCACATACCAGTCGTTCACGTTCGACGTCGTTCATTTCTTCAAAACGCATCGTTGCGTGACGCTGTTTTAACTGCGCATGGAAGCAAACCGTTAGCCGTTCACGTTCCATCATCTGATTATAATAATCGCATGTCTCCTGCCAGCGAGGGACGGCCAGATGCTTACCAATTATCCGGCGCATAGTTGCTGGCTGTTTTTCAACGAGATTGAGCGTCATCACTGTCATTTCCAGACCCTCCGGCTTTTCAGAAAGGTCAGAGCCTTTTTTAACGGACTCTGTTTTTTGGTGCGGATAATGATTCCCTTGCGTCCCTTCCCGTGGGTGATGGTAAAGTCAATCGCCCTGGGGCTTTCGTTACGCAATAACTGAGCAATACAACGAGGCTCGTTCATCCTTTCCACCTTAAGCCGCACGGCCATGTCTTGATTTGCTGTAACTAATGCGATTTTTCCAGTCATGCCATTCTGTCGGAGCTTCATCAACCAGTTGGGCTGCGTACTTGTCCCACTCACGGCGATTAATCCATAATTCAGCTTTCCCTCTTGGTTTTAATGGGTCTGTCATGTAGAAGGCTGGCAGCTTTCCTGCTTTAGCCATTTCAGCCACCGCGCGTGGTGTCTTACCAATGTAAAGAGCAAAACCTTCTTTCGACAGCAAATCAGATGGGCGCTCTGAAATCTGAATGCTTTTACGTTTGGCTTCATTTTCGAAACTTGCCTCATCGCTAGTTGGACAAGAAATTTCTACATTTGTCGTCACTTTGCTATCCTCCATAAGATTTGCGATTCACCAACTGGAGCCATCTAGAGCCTTTTTGAGTGAATCACAAATTGCCAAGTAGCAATATAATTGGAGATTAGCAAAATTATGTCAAGTGAACAAAGTGAGAAACTAAAGCTCATCCGTGAATCCGAACGCCTTAAAACTAAGGAACTTGCTGAATTAATTGGAATTAATTACTACACATATCATGGATATGAATCAGGAAAATCAAAAATGCCTATGGAAGCAGGTATGAAGCTGTTTAAGCATCCACGCTTTCGCAAGTATCGTGACTGGTTCATGTTTGATGAAACAGATCCAGCAGCTGGACAAATAGCCCCGGCTCTCGCACACATTGGGCAAGACTAAACAACCTTGCACCACTCAGACCAGAAGACTGGCTGACGATTTATTCAGCATATGTGTGTAGTAAATGTACGAAAGAAAATTGCATTAATTTTCAAGTAGTAGAAGTAAACAGCGTCATCGGAGGGCTTTATGTCTATTAAAAAGCTCGATGATGGTCGTTATGAAGTGGACGTCAGACCGCAGGGTGCAGATGGAAAACGTATCAGGCGGAAATTTAAAACTAAAGGTGAAGCTCAGGCATTCGAACGTCATGTACTGGTTAACTACCACAACAAAGAGTGGTTGGAGAAACCAGCCGACCGCCGAACTCTTACAGAGTTGTTAGGTAGATGGTGGATATATCACGGAAAATCACATGAGCGTGGAGATATTGAACGGGGGCGTTTAACGACAATAATCGCCAAATTTGCAGAAATGGGAGTGTCCAGAGCTGACCAGCTAACAAAGAAAACGATAACTGATTATCGCGTTGTAATGATGAACGATGGTCTAAAACCAGCCAGCGTAAATCGACATCTGGCAATAATGAGCGGGATGTTCACCAAGTTAATTGACGCCGGTGAATACCACTCCCACAACCCGTTCCGTGAGATTAAACGGTTACGTGAAGCTGTTACGGAAATGGCTTTTTTGTCCAGTGAAGAGATTACGCGGCTGTTATCCATGCTTGATGGTGATGAATTAAATGCAACTCTGGTCTGCCTTTCTACTGGTGGACGCTGGAGTGAAGTGTCTAATTTAAAAGCTGAACACATCATTAACCAGATGGTTACGTTTATGAAAACTAAAAACGGAAAACGCAGGACAATTCCCGTTTCGCAGGACCTGATTAAACGGATCAAGACCAAAAATTCAGGCAGGCTTTTTAATGCCAGTTACTACAAAGTGCGTAACGCTCTCAGGGAAGTAAAACCCGATTTACCTGACGGACAAGCAGTACATGTTTTGAGGCATACATTTGCCACACATTTTATAATGAATGGAGGTAACATAATCACATTGCAGCGCATCCTGGGTCATTCTAACATTCAGCAAACTATGACCTACGCACACTTTGCACCGGATTTCTTACAAGATGCTGTGACTCTTAACCCGGTGTCAGGAATGTCCATAATGCGTCCATAA